TAAACTGACTGGTGAATCAAGCGGTTATGTAGAAATTTCTGCTGGAAGTAATGCAGGAAATAATACGCTTGAACTTCCTACCAGTGGGACAAGACTGATTGCGTCTGATAGTGATGGTAACGTAACTATTGGTGGTACATTAACTTATTCTGACGTAACTAACGTTGATTCTGTTGGCGTTGTTACAGCACGATCTGGTATTAGAGTTACTGATGGATCAATTGGAATTGGAACTGATAATCCAGAAGCACCCATTCATATTGTAGGAACAAATGGTATTCTCCTTGATGACTCTACGAATGGAAAGAGATTAGATGTACGTTGTAAAAGTGATGTTGCTGAATTAAATGCTTATGATCCAACAGATTCTAATGCAGAAGTTCCAATTGTAGTTAAACAATATACGACAGAACGACTTCGTATACTTTCTGATGGCACTGTAGGTATAGGATCAACCACATCTTCCACACCAGTCACACCTCCTACTGATAATCTTGATGGTAATGTTCCAGAATTATCTCCAGTCTTAAAAATACATCGTAATAACGAACATGTTTCTGCTGGGACATCAATTGGACTTTTAATTAGTGATAGAGTTATTAGAGGTACAAATGCATTTAATCCACTAGTATTAGAAACCGCTCATGATAGTGCTAATAATTATAGCGGTCCAATAATAAAGGGGAGAAGATATAATCATGGTGGATTTGATGGTAGTGGATTTGAACTGAATTTAGGAAATGGTGATGGTTTATTTAATATAGTTGCTGGAGCACATTATAATCCTGCAGATGATAAGTATTCTTTTGATGGGCATCGTGGTGCAGCCGCGATTAAATTTTCGGATGGTTCCGCGCAGGGTGTAGTCAAATTATTTGGTTCTCATGGTTTGGGAGATCCTGGTATCGGTGTTACGATGCTTCAGCATTATCCACCCCCAACATTTTATGCACACCAAACAGTAAGTCAAACTTTAACTAATAACGCTACTGTAAAAGTAACATATACAACCGAAGTATTTGATACACATAGTGCATATGATGCTTCAACTTCTACGTTTACTGCACCTATGAGTGGATACTATTGGATGCACGCAACTCTTAGAATGGCTACTGTTGGTAATGCTATGAGATATGATATGACTTTCAGAAAAAATGGTAGTGCCTCAGTATATTCTGGTGGTTTAAACCAACAAACTGATAATGATGCTAGCACTATGGCTACCGTTATAATGGATTTAAATAAAGGTGATACGGTTGAAGTTTATGTAGATCAAAACGGTGGTAGTAATGAAACTACATCTAATACTTCTAATGCTGGTGGTAATGGTATGAGTCACTTCACTGGATACTTGGTCTATCCAAAGGATTCGAATTCATAATAATTTTATATTTTCTTAATGTGTGTTACGGAATGAACACTTTATTGCACGTTTAGAATTACCAACTAGTATAGCTATAGTGTATTTCAAAATAAAACCATGCACCCCGACGATTTTTCTAATTGGGTGAGAATAAAGGAAGCTCTTGAAGAGTCAGGAAATACTGAAAATTTCTATTACAGGCGAGCTTGTGCTATAGTATCAGGAGCACCTGATCCTATGGAAAATCTACCTAATGTCTCACAGGATGGATCAAATTAAACCAGCTCATTATGTCACTCGTGAAGAGTGTCAGGAGATGATCGATGATGCTATAAGAAAGCATAATCGAAACGCTGGAATTATTAGTATGTTTGTTGGTTTCTTTGTTCTTGGACTCTTTAGTGAGGGTCTATTGAGACTCATCGGAGTTATTCCACCAGTAGTGCCATGGCTTCATCCACATTTATAGATTGGTTGGGAGTTGTTATGTTATTCCTTTTTGGAATAACGATGATTATTCAGGGTCACTTTATATTTCATGGCAAACATGGATATAAACATACTGATCGCGAAAAACAAAAGATGTCTAAAACTCGCAAGCAAGTAGAAGATCTATTAAAGACTAAATGAATGCTGACGAAAAGAGAGAGTTTTACAAAGGACTCCGCGAGCGCATCAAACAACTTAGAATGGAACATCTATTTGAAGAACCTTGTCCTTTATATGAAGATGAGGATGGGGAAAATTAACTACATACAGCAGAGAATTAAGAATTATGAAGGTTGGAATTATTGGTCTGGGGCGAATGGGCGAAGGTATGTCCCGTCGTATGATCAAAGCAGGAATTGAAGTACATGGGTATCGTAATAATGTTGCAAAAGCTGAGGAACAATATGAGAAGGGTTATATCAGTGGATATACCACTTCTCTGGAAAGCCTTGTTCAAGTAGTACATAATCAGCAGGGTATGATTGGTAAGGCACCTGGTGTCTTTATGATGGTCGTACCAGCAGAAACAGTGGAGGATACACTTAATGAGTTATTACAGTTTTGTGTGGAGGGAGATATTATTATTGATCATGGCAATAGTAATTTTAAAGACTCTCGCAGAAGGGCAGAAAGGCTTGCTAAACTTGGCATCTCGTATCTTGACTGTGGCACTAGTGGCGGTGTTTACGGTCTGGACCGTGGATACTGTCTTATGGTTGGTGGTGCAAATTTTGCAGTATCCGCCTGCTCTCCGATCTTTAGGGCACTTGCACCAGGTATCGAATCTGCCACAAGAACTGATCCTCTCAGTCGTGAGACCTCTCCAGAGTATGGTTGGTTACATTGTGGACCTCCAGGAGCAGGTCATTTTGTAAAAATGGTTCATAATGGTGTAGAGTATGGAATCATGCAAGCATACGCAGAAGGATTTAATATCCTGCATGAAGCTAATGCTGGGAGCAAGTACGTCAAGGCAGGTGATGCTGAGGTGGCTCCGATGGAGAATCCAGAAGATTACTGCTATGACATTGACGTTGCTGAAGTGGCTGAGTTGTGGCGTCGCGGTAGTGTGGTTGGTAGTTGGTTATTGGATCTTACTGCGGATGTACTTCGTGGCGATACAGAGCTTAATAAGTTCGATGGAGGGGTTTCCGACAGCGGTGAGGGTCGCTGGACTGTTCATGCCGCTGTCGATCTGGGTGTACCCACTCCTGTTATTTCTACGGCGTTGTTTGAGCGTTTTGAATCTCGTCGTCTGGGGGCTTTTGCCTTCAAAGTATTGAATGGTATGCGTGCTATGTTTGGAGGACATGATGTGAGATGAGTATTTGTATCGGAATGAATACGTTGTTAGCAACTGCTGCAACAATGATTGTTGGTGAAGTGACTCCCGAATCAGTTAGAACTTACGTTTCACTTAATGCTGATCCTTGGGATAATAATACACAGATAGATTTTAAGGAACCTATGGGTTCTTTTGGAATTGAATATGACATTCATACAAATGTTAGATTATTCGCAGAGCATCTTTCATCACCCATGCAATGTAACGATCACCCAGGAGTGAATCATGCTGGAGTTAAACTTCTCGCACCAATTGATGACTTTACTCTTTACTCTGGGATCAGCATTAACAATTCTGATTTCGATAGTAATGATAGGTTTAACGGACCACTGGTATCATTAGGTGTAGAATATGGTGATGATTTTAAACTCTATGCTGAACATCTTGCTAGTGTAGAAAAAATTGAAGATGGTAGAACATCTTTTGGATTCAAGGTATTTTTTAAATGATATTCGCAGATGCCCTCAAATGGATTGCAATACCGTTTGTATTGGCCACAATATATTTCGGGTTACGAAAAGGTGAAAATGACTATTACGACTCAGACGACTACGATGGAAATGGAACAGCTCACTAGGGGTATCGTTATCTTCGGAGCAACGGGAGATCTTTGTAAGAAGAAATTAATTCCAGCACTTTATAAACTTTGGCAGAAAGGTTTACTGCCAGATAATTATTTGATTATGGGTTCTGCTAGGAGAGAACCAACACCAGAGCAATGGAAACAAGATTTGGGTGATTATCCAGAAGAGTTCCTTTGGCACTTGGATTATCAGATGGCAGATCTGTCTATGGTTGATACGTTGAGACATCTGCCAGATTATGTTGACGATGTTACTTACTTCTTATCCGTACCGCCAGAAAAATATGAGGATGCTATCGTCAATCTCAAAGAAGCAGGATGTCTCGACGACCCAGACTACTCCCGCGTGGTTATCGAAAAACCTTTTGGGCACGATTATAAATCTGCTCATCATTTACAGTCTGTGGTTGAGCGACATTTACGCGAAAAGCAGGTATATCGCATTGACCATTATCTTGGTAAAGATACTGTCAATAATATTCTTGCTACAAGGTTTAGCAATATTCTTCTTGAACCACTTTGGAACCGTCAGTACATAGATGAGATTCAGATTTATGCAACCGAAACCTTTGGTTGTGATGGTCGTGCTCAGTATTATGAGACTGCTGGTGCCGTTAGAGACATGCTTCAGAATCATATTCTGCAAGTATATTCTCTCATCGCTATGGAACCACCTTGCAAAATGGATGCAAGAGAAGTTCGTCGTGAGAAAACAAAAGTTCTTGCTGCAACTCGTTTAGGGGAGGATACTATCCTTGGACAATACAACACATACAAATCTGAAGAGGGGGTTGATCCTCACAGTAGCACTCCTACCTTCGTTGCTGGTACTCTCTACTGTGATAACTGGCGCTGGCAGGATGTTCCTTTTCGCGTCCTAACTGGTAAGTGTATGCCTTATGGTTGTGTAGAAGTTGTTATCAAACTTAAAGCACCACCACTCAAACTTTATGATGGAGAGGTTGGTGACCGTATTGTTATGCGTTTACAACCAAACCCTCATCTTGATATTCGTATGGAAATTAAGTCTCCTGGACTTAATGATGATTTGGAACTTGCTACTCTATCTCATGACTATCCACAAGATAGGGCGATTGATGGTTACGAAAAACTTCTTAGAGATGCTATCAACGGTAACCAGTCTAGTTTCGTACACGCAGATGAGGTTATGGAATCATGGAGGATTGTAGATGATTTACTTTGCACTGGGGATTCTTGCCCCATACGTACTGCTCCTTACATCTATCATGCTGGTTCGTGGGGACCAGTTCATAAAACAGAAAGAATAACAAAATGGGATTATCCAGCATGACATTATTGTTTGTATTTGCTTTTATTTCACTGCTCGTTGCTGGAATGCAGTTAACATGGCCAGGTAGATACCGAGGTTAAAATGGATGACAAAGAAAAGGAGAAACAAAAAAGAATAAAAGAAGTAGCAAAGCATCTTCATCCTCACGATGATGAACCTGATCCTACTGCTTATATGGGAAACTATAATTTTCCTCAGATGCTTTTTGCTTTTTGCCTTGGATTTGTAACTATGTTTGTTCTATCAATTAATGAGATAGAAAAGTTTAAAGGATGTCCTTTACCCGCATATTTCGATGATCCATCACATTCAACTACTCGTTAGGCACACTATGGAAAGCTCAACAGGTTTGGGTATTCTATCTTTCGCATTGATTGTAGTTCCTATTATTGGTATGGATATGGTGCATAAGTATGGTTGGGAACACTGGGAACCATTTGCCAAGCACCACAAATAGTGTTATACTAAACAGGTTGAGACACAACTCAACTGCGGTGACCCCCTTGGTAGTTCAGGGTTAGCGGCG